TACCCTGGTGGAATAGGAAATAGTAGTTCTGGTTACCCAGGTGGTGGTGGCGGTGGAGCAAGTGCTAGAGGTGGATCCGGACCAAGTGGAAGTTCTGCTGGTGGAGCCGGTGGAGCTGGAAAACCAAATGCAATAAACCCTGCTCATCCAGTAAGTGTATTTGCTGGTGGTGGCGGTGGAGGTGCAGCAAGTCCTTCTCCTGCTGCTGGAACTGGTGGAACTGGTGGAGGTGGACCTGGTGGAAAAGGCCCTGCTTCTGGAACTGCTGGAACTGTAAACACTGGTGGTGGCGGAGGAGGATCTATGTGTGGTCCTGCTGGAGTTGCTGGTGGATCAGGAATTGTTATTTTAAGAGCACCTGGACCTTCTGGACCTAGCTATACGGCAGCCCCAGGAACTAATACAAAAGCAACATTACCAGGGCCTGCTGGAGGATGTACAGTAATGACATTTACCGTAGATGGTACATTGACAATAAGTTAAGATTAATTTATAAATATAAAATTTAAGGAGTATAAATATGGCACACTTTGCAGAATTAAATGGATCAAATCAAGTAGTTAGAGTTGTCGTTGTAGGAAACGATATTAGAACTTCTGAGGGGATTTTAGGTACTAACGACATGCATGTTGATGGTGAAACATGGTGTAGAGAATTTTATAAAGGTGGAACTTGGAAACAAACATCTTACAATAACAAATTTAGAAAACAATATGCTGGCATAGGTTTTACTTATGATGAAGCAAAAGATAAATTTATTGCACCACAACAATATGCTTCGTGGTCATTAGATGCAAACGATGATTGGCAACCGCCAATTGCAAGACCTTCAAATGAAGGTGATGATGCAGCTAATCCTAAAAGAGCACAATGGGACGAACCAAACCAACAATGGATTGCAGAAACTCATTTTAATTCAGAAACTAACCAATATGACCAAAATTGGGTCTGGGATACATCAACATCAGCTTGGGTATCCGCATAAGGAGAACTAAGTTATGGCCAGATCAAATGGCGGTATAATCGGAAAAAAAAACGCAGCCTCTTTCGGACAAAATAAAATTACATCTAAGACATCTTCAGGAGCAAGTACATTCACTTCAGGCGCAGGTACAACAAAAATTCAAGCTTTATTGGTAGCTGGTGGTGCGGGTGGTGGTAAAGGTGGTGGAGGCGAAGGTAGTGGTGGAGGTGGCGCCGGTGGCGTTCGTTGTTTTACTTCTATTGACGTATGTGGAAGCACACCTTATGCAGTATCTATAGGAGCTGGCAGTGCTGGTAGCCCTGGAGGTTGCACAGCTTGTAATGGTACAAATTCAACTTTAACAATTGGCTCTACAGTATATTCAGCAAGTGGTGGAGGTGGTGGTAGATCAGGTGGACCTCAACCAGGTGGTAAAGGAAACCCAGGTGGTTCAGGTGGTGGTGGAGCAAGAGGTAATGGTAGTCCATGTTTAGCATCTACAGGAAATGCAGGAGGATATTCTCCTCCAGAAGGAAATAATTCAGGTATTCCAGGACCAGGAACTGAAGAAGGTTCAGGTGGTGGTGGAGCAGGTGCTCCCGGCGGACCTTCAGCACCCGGTGACGGTGGAGCTGGTGGAGCAGGAGTTTGTAAAAGTTCAACTTATCCAGGAGCATGTGTAACTCACGTCGGAGGAGGCGGAGGTGGTGGTGCACAACCAGGTTATTCGCCAGGTGCAGGTGCAGGTGGAGCTGGCGGTGGTGGAGCTGGTGGATTTACAGGAGCAGGAACTGCTGGAACAGTTAACACTGGAGGAGGCGGAGGTGGAGCTTCTGAAAGTAGATGTGGTGGTGCAGGAGGATCAGGACTTCTTATAGTAAAAGAATTAAATGGAGCGCCTGGTGTATGGTCGATGCAATCACAATATCAAGCAGCAAAAACTGGAAGTTGGCCAGATGGAAGTGTTATTAGAAATTTAGATGTTTATTATTTAGTAGTCGCTGGAGGTGGTGCTGGCGGTAGAGATAAAGGTGGTGGAGGTGGAGCTGGTGGATTTAGAACAAACTGGCCTGGTGGGTCAGTCCTTACACTATCAGGACCTCAAACAATTCAAGTAGGAGCAGGTGGAACTGCAACTCCAGCCCCTTCAGGTGGACCAGTTGCTGGTGCAAGTGGAGAACCTTCAGTAATTGGAGTTTGTGGAGCTGCATTTACTTCAACAGGTGGTGGAGGTGGAGGAACACCTAGTACACCAAATTCTCCTCCAACAGGAGCAGGAGCAGGTCATCCCGGAGGATCAGGGGGTGGTGCATCAGACATGAGAACTCAGCCTGGTCATAAAGGAGTAGGTAATACTCCTCCTGTAAGTCCATCACAAGGAAATCCTGGAGGACTGGGAGTTGACTTTCCGCCATCAGGTGGTGGTGGAGGCGGAGGACATGGTGGAGCTGGATCTAACGCTACAACACCAGGAAGTGGACCAAGTCCATCCAACGCTGGTGGACCAGGTGGACCAGGAACAGCAAACAACATTACAGGTGCATGTGTAACTTACGGTGGTGGTGGCGGAGGTGGAATTACAGCAGGTAGTTCTGGTGCAGGTTCAGGAGGATCAGGTGGTGGTGGTGCTGGTAATACACCTGCAGGTGCAGGTACTGCTGGTACAGTTAATACAGGTGGTGGTGGAGGTGGTGGTGGATCACCTAACCAAGGTGGCGGTAATGGAGGTTCAGGTATTATATATATGAGAGTACCAGGACCAAGTGCACCTCCTTTCTTAGCAATTGCTCCAGGAACTAATACAATTACTACTCACCCTGGTGGTGATAAAATCATGACTTTTACGGTAGACGGAACATTGACAATATAGTAAGATCTTTCGCATGAAAGAAATAGACGGTCTTTTTCCAGTACCTATTTATAAAACTTTTTTATCCGAAGATTTATCTCGTGTTAAAAAATACATAGTTAGGTTATCTAAAAAACTTTCCTTAAACAGAAATGAAATATTAAATGTAGACACATCACATAATGTCTATGATCTTGTTGGTGATTCTTTTTTTGTGCCTCTTTTAAATGATTTTTTACTTCACTCTAGAAAATTTCTTGTAGCTTTAGGATACGATAAAAATTTTATAGATGGATGTTTTGTAGAAAGTGCTTGGTTTAATATTAGTTCTAAAACAGATAGTTTAGCTAAACATATTCATCCGGGTTCAATTGTCTCAGGGGCTTTTTATGTGGAATCTAGTCCTACTGACCACATCTATTTTTATAGAGAAGATGATATGATACTACCACCTAATAATCATACTAAATACTCTACTAAATATGTTTCCTATCCTTGTACTCCACATCAATTAATATTATTTAAAAGTAATTTAAACCATAGTACGGGTGCAAAAAAAGAAGGACAAAAAATTGTAATTTCCTTTAATATAGGCTATAAAAAAGTATAAGGAATTGATCTAGATCAATTCTTTTTATTTCACTTTACTTTATATTTAAAAAATATATAAATTGTCTTATAAAGATATATGAACTTATTACATCATTATTGGTATTTTAAATCAGTTATTCCAAATAGAATTTGTGATGATATTATTAAATATGGAAAATCTATTTCTGATCAAATGGCTGTTACTGGTGGTTATGGTGACGCTAAAAAATTAAATCAAAAACAAATTAAAGATTTAAAAAAGAAACGAAACTCTAACATTGTTTGGATGAGTGATAGATGGATTTATAAAGAGATACAACCCTATGTTAAAGAAGCAAATGCACATTCTGGTTGGAATTTTAATTGGGATTGGTCTGAGGCTTGTCAGTTTACTAAATATGATAAAGGACAATATTATGATTGGCATTGTGATTCATGGGAACATGCATACAATGCACCGAACACTCCATCGCATGGAAAAATAAGAAAGCTATCTGTAACCGTGTCTTTATCTGATCCTAAAGAATATAAAGGTGGCGAGTTAGAATTTGATTTTAGAAACCATGATCCAGATAAAAAACCTAACATTAGGAAATGCACAGAAGTATTGCCTAAAGGTTCTTTAGTAGTATTCCCATCACATGTATGGCACAGAGTCTGTCCTGTTAAAAAAGGATCAAGATATAGTTTAGTTATATGGAATTTAGGAAAGCCTTTTCAATGAAGAATAAAAAATTAAAACAAAAAAGAAAAAAAGAAAAAACTAAAAAAGAGTTTGATAAAATTTCCTGTGGGAGTGCCACATCATTTCCAACACAATTACAAAGAGACAACTTATTTAGTTGCCCTTTGTGGTTTGCTGATGAGCCAAAATTTGTAGATGAATTAAACAAAGCATCTGATTCATATATTGAAAAATCTACAAAAGATATGCAAAAAAATATAGATGAAAGAAATAAAGAGTTTGGTGATAAGGGAGATATGGGCCACGTATTTCATTCTACAACTTTACTAGGTGACCCTAATTTTAAAGAACTTACACATTATATAGGAGCTACATCACATAATTTATTAAGTGAAATGGGTTTTGATTTAACTAACTTTCAAGTATTTACTACCGAGTTATGGGTTCAAGAATTTGCTAAAAAAGGTGGTGGACATCATACATTACATACACATTGGAATGGTCATATGTCTGGTTTTTATTTTTTAAAAGCAAGCGATGCAACATCAAGACCAATATTCGAAGACCCAAGAGCAGGTAATGTAATGAATCTTTTACCAGAAAAAGATAGATCAAAAATAACTTATGCATCTTCACAAATTAATTATACAGTGAAACCAGGTAGGATTATATTTTTTCCTTCTTATATGCCTCATATGTATTCGGTGGATATGGGTTATGAACCGTTTAGGTTTATTCATTTTAACTGTCAAGCTATACCGAAAGGAGTATTAAATGTCGTTCAAGAAAAATAAATATAGTATCTTAAAGGGAGCTATCTCTAAAGAGTTAGCAGATTTTACTTATGCTTATTTCTTAAATAAAAGAAGGGTGGCAAAACTTTTATTTGAAACAAAATATATATCACCATTTACTGAGTATTGGGGAGTATGGAATGATGATCAAGTACCTAACACTTATTCTCATTATGCAGATTTAGTTATGGAAACTTTATTACAAAAAGTTCAACCCGTTATGGAAAAACATACCGCGCTTAAACTAAGTCCTACATATTCTTATGCAAGAATATATAAACAAGGGGATGAATTAAAAAGACATAAGGATAGATACTCGTGTGAAATATCTACAACTTTAAATTTAGGGGGAGATCCCTGGCCTATTTATTTAGACCCAACAGGTAAATTCGGTCAAGCTGGTATTAAAGTGGAGTTAGATCCAGGGGACATGTTAATATATTCTGGATGTGAACTTGAACATTGGAGAGAAGAATTTAAAGGAAAAAATTGTGGTCAAGTATTTTTACATTATAATAAAAAAGGTTCTAAGATGGCGAAGCAAAACGAAAACGACACTAGACCTTTTATAGGTTTACCTAATTATTTTAAGGGCCTTAAGTTGACAAAATCTAAGAAATAGTTTAGACTATACGCTTGCAGAGGGATGATCCACCACTGATTCCCTCTGCTTTATCATATTGATAAATCATCAGATCTAGTATAATTTCACTTAGGAGATTATATGTTAACAAAAATCACATTAAAACCAGGGTTAGATAAACAATCCTCAGATACAGGAGCAGAAGGCCGTTGGGTAAATGGCGACTATATGCGTTTTAGATATAGTTATCCTGAGAAAATAGGTGGCTGGCAACAGCTTACATCTAGTAATTTAATAGGTGCTGGTAGAGACCAACACGCTTGGGTAGACAATGTTGGAAATAAATATGTAGCTATTGGCACTAACAAAGTTTTATATGTTTATTTTGAAGGCGCTGTTTATGACATTACCCCACTAGACCTTACAAAAACTCAAACTAATGTTGCTATTGGAAGTACTAATGGATCCAATATTTTAACATTAACTTTTCCTACAGCCCATAATTTAGAAGTAGGAGACCTTATGGAATGTAGAGATAGTTCTACAGTTATGACTGGAGTTGGCACTAGTTATACTACCGCTGATTTTAATGGAAAATTATTTGAAGTATTAACCACTCCCTCAACCACTACTTTAACTGTTAAAATGACTTTACAACCTGGAGAAACAGGGACAGGAGGAGCAATAGCCACAACAACTATTGATCCTTATTATGCTATAGGTCCAGTTACTCAAGGTTATGGTTATGGATGGGGAACTAATACTTTTGGTGGTAGAGTTATTCCACCTACATTAACTACATTAAATGGGTCTTTAGCAGATGACACTAACGGTAATAATGGTTCAGCAACCGAAATTACTTTAACATCAACTTCAGGATTTACAGTTCCTTCTTCATCAACAGAAGTTATTCAAGTAGATAATGAACTAATTGGATATACAGGAATCACAGGAAACAAAGTAACAGGAATTACTAGAGCATATAGCGGAAGTACTAGAGCTGCTCATTCTAACGGAGCTACAGTTTATGATGCAAGCGGCTATGTGGGATGGGGAAGTGCAAGTTCTTCAGCTCAAGTTGTAATTGAACCTGGACAATGGAGGTTAGTAAACTATGGAGAAAACTTATTGGCTTTAGTACATAATAAAAAAGTATTTGAATGGGATCCCGATAGTGGTGCAGGATTAACAAATAGAGCAACGGTTTTAGCAAATGCACCAACTGCTTCAAGAGACATGGCTGTTTCTACTCCCGATAGACACTTAGTATTTATTGGAACAGAAACAACAGTAGGTACTCCTGGAACACAAGATGATATGTTTGTAAGATTTTCAGATCAAGAAAGTATTAATGCAACGGATTCATATACTCCTAGTGCAACCAACACAGCTGGCTCACAAAGATTACCTGATGGATCTAAATTAATGGCAGTTATTGCAGGTAAAACAGCTTTATATGTATGGTCGGATACAGCTATGTATACAATGAAGTTTGTAGGACAGCCTTTTACTTTTGGTTTTGAACAAGTTGGAACTAATTGCGGTATATCTAGTCAGCATGCGCCTGTGGAAATAGACGGTGTTGCTTATTGGATGGGACCTAATGGATTCTTTAAATACACTGGAGGTAGAGTTTATAGTATGCCTTGTTTGGTAGAAGATTATGTTTTTGAAAACATTAATGTTAATGCCAATCAACAAATTCATGGTGCAGTTAATAATTTATTTGGTGAAATAACTTGGTTTTATTGTAGTCAAGGGTCAGACGAAGTTAATCGATCGGTTAGTTACAATTATATAGAATCTACTGACGCACACCCTATTTGGACTACATCTTCTTTAGCAAGAACGACATGGACACCTGAAGGAGTTTATGGAAAACCTTATGCTACACAATACAAGACTGGTGTTGCACCGACTTCTCCGGAAGTTAACGGAGTTACAAATGGAGCAAGTTATTTTTGGCAACATGAGATTGGAACAGACGAAGTTTTTGCTAGTGGTACCACTAATGCAATTACAGCAAGTATTGAATCAGGAGATTATGATATAAGTAAAGATCAAGGTCTTCCTGGTGAAGGAGAATATATAATGAGAATTAGTAGATTTATACCTGACTTTGGGGCTCAAACGGGTGACGCTCAAGTAAGGTTAACAACTAAGGCTTTTCCTAATAGCGCCGGAGTTGCTAATAATTATACAGCTACCACAAGTACAACTCAACTTAATACCAGAGTTCGAGCAAGACAAATTGCTTTCAGAGTAGCAAATACAGGGACCGGTGAAAACTGGCGACTAGGAACTTTTAGATTAGATATACATGCAGGAGGTAGAAGATAATGGCTAAAATATCAGAAGTAGTATCAACAATTGAAGGACCGGAATTTGATCAACAAAATGTTCAGAACTTGGCCAACAATGTTATTTCAATTGTACAAAAAATGAATACTACATATCAACAACAATTAAAGGACGAACTAGAAGCCTTTACTTTATTTATAGATTAAGTTAGGATAAGAAAAAGACATGGCGAATGCATATAAAAATAGTATCTATACTACCACAGGGACAGGAGCAGAAACTATTTATACAGTACCGGCTGCAACCGTAGGAATTGTTAAATCACTTTCTATATTTAATGGAGTAGCAGGTACTACTAATCTAACTATTTCAATACTAGATAGCAGTGCAGGGACAACTACTTTTTATGCTAAAAGTTCAAGTGTAGCAGCGGATGCTAAAGTAGAAATACTTGAAGGGGAAGCTAGCACTGTATTAGTTTTAGAAGAATCAGACGCCATTAAAGTAACATCAAGCGGGGGTGCAGGAGTAGTCTGTACTTTAAGCGTATTACAACAGGATAGAACATAATGACAAAAACAGTTAAAGTAGATGGCCAAGACGTACCAGTACTTGAACCAACAGAAATAATAGAAACCTTTACCAATATTAAAACAGGAGAAGTTTATAAAGATGAAGCTGCCTATAAAGCAGCTAATATTCCCCCAGAAGACTTAAGAAAAGATGTCAAAGTAATCATGCCTCCTCTTGATTTATTTGGTAAAAGCTAGTAATAGTATACATTCAGGCAAAATACCTGCACTCAAAGAGTATAACATTTTCAAGGAGAATTAAAAATTATGGCCGATTGGTGGGATGTAGTAAAAACAGGAGCTGATATAGTCCTTTCAGGAGGAAAGGCTTACTTAGATTACAAGAGCAAGAAGAAACAAAATGAGATGATTCAAAAGTCTTATGATGATTATATGGCTCAACAAAAAGAAGCAGCTAAAGTTGCACAGCAAGCTGTTTCAACTAATCTTACTCCTATGACAGTATTTAATAAACCTTCTAATAAAGCAGACGTAACAGACTTTACTGCTCTTGCAGCGAACGGAGGTTTAATGAGTCTAGCAACTGGATCTCGTCCAACATACCAAGAAGGAATTGGTCCATTGGTTGAACAAGTTTCTATGCAAGAAGATGTATCTGAAGTACCAGCAGGGGGGGATGTGCCACCTGAACTTGCAGAATTAATTAAAAGTTTACACGCAGAACATTATGAAAGATTAAAAGCTATGGGTAAAACCGATGAAGAAATTATGAAAATTCTTATGGACATGGCTATGAGTATGATTCAAGCAGACGACCAAGGTAAAACCCCTGAATCAATGGGAGTAGACGTTCAAGCTGAAGAAATGATTGATGTAAAAAATGGTGGTATCATGGGGCTAAGAAAAGGTGGTAGAAGTAATTATAGATCTCAAGGAATTGTAGATGAAGATGTCGATGTCGAAGTAATGGACCCTGAATCATTAGGAGATTTTGAACTTAAAACGGAAGAAGGCGTTCCGATTGGTCCAATGACTTCTGACCCTGGTGTAGATGCTAGTAGAAATGAAGCAGCTATGATGTTGTTTAATAAATCTTTAGATCAATTAACAGAGATAGAATTAATAAAATTAGATGAATTTTTAGCTAGTCAAGCTAGTGGACCTAGCGATAAATATGAAGCACAAATTCAAAAACTTATGCAAGAAATGAATATTAGTAGAGAGCTAGCCGAAGCATTAATACTTGGTTCTGATCCTGCTTCAGTAGATTTCTTAAAAAATTTAAGAAAAGGTGGTATTGCAAATTTAAGAAAAGGTGGAAGAGTTCAAAGATATGGTGGTGGTGTTATGGATCTTGAGGGACTAGAAAAAGATTATAGAACAACTGGTGGCTTTGTTGACATTGGTGGCAGGGAAAGAGCGGATGATGTTCCAGCTCGATTAAGTAGAAATGAATTTGTAATGACAGCCGATGCAGTAAGAGCTGCAGGCGGTGGTAGTATTAATAAAGGTGCACAAAAAATGTATAATGTAATGAAACATTTAGAAACAAACGGAGCTAACGCTTAATGGCACAACAATTTGATACATCGGGAATGGGGTTACTCCCTTCTGGGGTTCTTCAACCGTACGGTGAAAATATTCTTAAATATGGTATCGGGCAACTAGGATCTCCTATCGATGTAGGAGGAATGACTCCTCAAGTTGCAGGGCAAACTGCATTTCAACAACAAGCTGCACAAGGTATTGCCGATCTTTCTGGTCTAGGACAAGTTCAAAGAGATGCGAGTGGCCAGGTCACAGGGTTTACAGGTGGTACAGGTGTTGCTAGTTATCAACCTTATGTAGATGCAATAGACCAACAAAAATTAATGGATCCCGCTGAAGGATATAAAGCTTTTATGTCTCCTTATCAAACAGCTGTAATAGATGAAACCTTAAAAGAATTTGATAAACAAGCAGCTATTAAACAACAGAAAATAGGCGGAGACGCTTATACTGCAGGAGCTTTTGGAGGAGCAAGACAAGGAGTAGCAGAAGCAGAATACCAGCAGAGTTCGGATAGAAACAGAGCAGCTTTAGTAGCAAGTTTAAAAAGTGATTCATATAACCAAGCTTTAACAAGAAGAGACCAACAGTTAGCTGATCTACAAAATATGGCAGAGTTTGTACCAGGACTACAACAAACAAATATTGCAGCAATGGATGCATTAGGTGCACAAGATCAAGCATTAGAACAACAAAAATTAAACCAATTAGCAGCAGCTAATCAAACTGCATATCAATTACCACTAGATAGAATTACAGATGTTGCCAACGTTTACGGTACAGTATCTGGAGCAATGCCTGGATCACCAACACAGAAATTTCAACAGAACCCAATACTTTCTGGTATTGGAGGATTCTCACAAATGTATTCAATGTTAAATCCAGCTGAAGGTAGAGGTGCAACGCAATCTTTAGTAGATATGATTAGAGGAGGATAATGTTTAATAGAGTTTTAAAAAGACCAATGTTTAGAAGAGGAGGAGCTAGCTTCTCTGTTCAAGGAACTGGGATTACTTCAGGATTAGACACACCTAGAAGAGGATATAAAAGAGGACTGGTCGTTCAACCAGGAGGTTATCAAGGAGACATAGACACAGCTACTATCAATAAACTTGAAGCCAAAGACGCGTATACAAAATCACTAAAAGATCAGCAAAAAACTATTGTTGAATCAATTAAGGAACCTCGTGGAGATATCTTAGATTACTTTGCATCGTTTTCTGATGTTAAAAAAGATGCATATGGTAATGACGAGACTTCGGGTCAAACAAGTTACCGAGGATACGAAAAGGTAATGGATAAAAGAGGAGACTACCAAGACAAAAAAGCTGCAGCACAAATAGCAGCGGCAGAAGCAGGTACTGAAGGTGCTAAAGCTATTTATGATGCCACAACAGATGCAGAGATTAAAATGTTAACTCAAAAGTTAGCTAATGAAGGAGCAATTAACGTAGCAGAAATTGCAAACGCTTTTGAAAATACAGCTACAGGTGGAATGATTCAAGAAATTAAATCTAGAACAGATCTTGATGACGCAACAAAAAATAAAATGATTCAAGAAATAATAATGAAAAGTAATAAGCCAAAACTAATTGCTAATCTTACGCAAGCTATTATGGACAATGCTAGTGCTATAGGAATACAAATGGATCCAGAAAAAGCTGCGCAACAAGCTGCTTCAATTGTAGGAAACATATATATAATGATAGGTATGGGGGAGACTTTTGCTAAAGGTGGTAGAGTTGGATTGCAACAATCTTATCCAGGAACTGCAGGAGAAGCTCAACAAGCTAGTTTTACGCAAACGGAGGATGTGACGACTCCTAACCAAGACATTCAAATTTCAGAAACTGAAATGGTTACTGAAGGACAAAGACCAGTAGTTCAAATGCCTTATGAAGAATTTAGAGCAGCCTTCCCGGCAGAAGTTACGGATGAAGTGGTACAATTAATTTATTATAATGAAGATGCCTTTTCAGATTTTTCTGATATATCTACTCAAGCTGATGTCTATGCTTTCAACAACAAATACGGAGTGACTCTGGTGTTACCTATGGACACGGAGACGGTTTAGGATGAATGGCAGATCAAAACACATTTCCCAATAGCGAACTAGAAAACGAAAATAAAAAAATTGAGAAAAAAGTTCTTGATATCAATGCTATTATTAAAAAAAGATTAGAAGAAAATAAAAACAAGAGCAACGCGGTTGATATTAACTCTCTTATAGAGGAAAGATTAAAAGGAAACACTTCCAATACTGAATCGTCAGACATTAATAAAAAAATTTCTGAAAGATTAAATATAGATGTTGAGACCCTAGGGAAAACTAATGACATTATCAGCAAGGAAGACCGTGATTATGTAAACACTTTAGGAGAGAAAGAAAACAAAAAAGTTTTACTATATCTAGATATTTTTAGAGATAACCCTGAAATAGTTACAGACTATTTACAAACTATTAAAAAATGGGGATCAGAAAAAGCTGCCAAAGAAGCCGGTTCCAATAGCATATTGTTATATCCTAAAAAGATAAGCAAAGTAATTAAAGAAAACCCCGAACAATTTAGCGAAGATAGTGCAAAAAGATTTTCTTTTTATAATGATTTAGGAGAGCATCTTTACAACATTCAAATAAGAGAAGACCGAGAGGGGAGAAAATATCAAAAAGAATGGCTTGGTAAAAAATGGACTAAAACTGGATTAGCAGCTACAGAAGCGTTAGGAGATAGTGTGAGGGGTGTATCACTGACTATTGCGGGTCTGATTGATAGGGTGGGACCTGAGAATGCAGCCGCCGCGGTTGACTGGATAGAAGCTAATTGGCCTAAGGCAGACGATATTAAATATCCAAATAGACTTTCCCCTTATGCACAAGAAAGTCTGTTTCAAGAATTAGCAGAAGGATTAGCTCAGTTTGGTATTGATACATTTTTAGGCGGTAAAATACTTAAAAGCTTTAGATGGACTATTGGAAAAGTTGCACCGGGATGGTTTAGAGAAACTACTAAACAGCTTTCAAAGAAAAAACCTAAACTAGATAAATACGGAAAACAAATAGCCGATGACTTTGGTAATGTTAAATTCGCTTCAAGCATTGCACAGAAGATGGGGTTCTGGGGATTACCTGTTAAGTATGGAATAGGATCAGCACTTACTGATGACACTCCACAAGACATGTTAATTACTGAAGCAAGTACTCAGGCTCTTCATCAATTTGGTCTCACTAAAGAAAACTTAATTCCTTTAAAAGATAAAGAGTGGTACGACAAACTTACTAAAAAAGAAAAAGCTTCTTATATTTTAAAAAGAAAATTACTTCATGGAGTAGAAGGTGTTGCTTTATTTGCAGGGTTAACTAAAGCAATTCCTATAGCCGGTAAAGGCATATGGGGTACAACGAAATGGGTGGGTAGAGGACTGTCAAAGCCAGCGAGTATAGTGATGAACCCTATATCAAGAGTAATGGCCAGTAGAAAAACAGGATTACCACAACTTGTAAAAGGAATTAGAAATGCTGGGGGCTTTATTGGAAGTAAGGTTTTAAGAATTCCTCCTTATAAAAAGTGGGGATTTTTTTCTACTACTATGGGACCATGGAGGGAGAGATTTTTTGCAGCGATTGAAGAAAAAATTCTTCCTAGTTTAAGAGTGAGAGGTCCTTGGACTAAAGAAGCATCTCAAATACTTCAGCAGGGTGAACAAATGGTAAGAAGATTTAAAAAAGAAGTAGGACTTAGCATAAGCCAAATAGACAGAGCGATTTATGGTTTAATGAACAGAGGTTTTGCCAATAGAATTATGACTACATCGAGTGCTGTGGGTGGAAAGCAATATTGGGATGATGTTATTCGTTATCTTAGAGGAGAAATAAAACTTGATGCATTACCAACAGTTTTAAGAGGAGGTGCTCAAGACATTCAAAAATTAATAGAAAAGTTAAGTCAACGAATTAAGCCTTTTGTAAAAAACCAAGAAATTAAAAAAGAAATAATAGACGGCATGGGTAAATATGTAACTACTTCATATAAAATATTTCAAGGAACATTTAAACCTAATAAAGGTGAAATAGAAGCAGCTCAAAAATACTTTGTAGAATTAATTAAAAAAACAGACCCTGCATTTAAAAATGTTAGATCGGGCTCTAAGAAATGGAGCTTATTAAATAGACTAGCTTCTCAAAAAGTAGAAAAGATTTTACAATTTGGTAAAGAAGGAAGTAGTCCTATTGGAAGATTAAATGAAATTAAAAAATTAGTTAGTGCAGAAGGAATTTTAAAACCAAAACAACAACTTCCCAAAGTAATTGAAGATTTAATGGGTAAAGTAAACGATGGTCCTACAGTTATTATGGACACAGTTGCATCACAAGCTGAACTGTTATCACATTTATTTGTTCACAAAAGTATTTTAAGAGAGGGTTTAAAATCCGGGTGGATTGTAACGGACCCTAAAAAATTTGCCATGGAAGGGGTTCAAGAATGGGTATCTAAATCTTTAGTTCCTATTTCACAAATAGCTAGAACTTCTAATATTGATATAGCAAAAATATATGCTCATAAAGGTGGAAACTATTATACGACTACAGCTATTGCTAATGCAATTAGATCTGACGCATTGGCTTCTGATGCAGTATTACAATGGTGGTGGTACCAACCATTCCTAGCCGCGAAGACTGCTTCTCAATTAAGTAAAACCGTTTTATCTTTAATGACTCAATCTAGAAACTTTGAAACAGCCATGTTCTTTTCAATTATGCAAGGGCATATTGGCCCACAAGCTAGTGTAATGGAAGCAATGAAATTTGTATTTGGGGACGTAATAGGATCAGGAAAAATTAATCCTTTGGCTATGAGAAAAAAATTAACCGAATGGACTGAGGTTGGAATTTTAGATAGTTCCATTGTGGCAGGAGAAATGGAAGCAGTTATAGGTGATATTATTAAAGGGCGGTTTGCTAACACGGGTCAGTTGTTTAAATATTTATTAAAAAATCCTATCTTTAGAAAAGCTACAGAATTTTATCAAGGTTCAGACAGTGTATGGAAAGCTTACGGGTATGAGTTTACAAAATCTCAATTGCTGGCAGCTATCCCCATTAGAGGATTAAGTATACAAAGCGCTAAACGTTTAGGTTATGTGGTAGAAAAAGGTAGGACCATCCCTTACAACTGGAAAGACCTAGTTTCTAATCAAATGAGAGAAGTTTTTGGTATGAAATGGAACCCTTTGAGAATCGATGGAACAGAAAAAACATATGGGGATGCTTTAAAAGAGATTGCAGGAAAATATATTAAAGATGTCTATCCCAACTATAATATTGTACCAACGCTAGTTAAGAACTGGAGACGTTTTCCATTTGGAAATTTCATAGCGTTTAGATCAGAAAACATTAGAAATACTTTTAATACTCTGACTTATGCTATGAGAGAAATGAGTTCCAGTAATCCATTCCTTAGACAAATGGGAGCTAAAAGAATGATGGGATTGTCCGCTACTTTTTACGGTCTAGAAAAAGGATTAAGTTTATTTACCAGTGCTCTTACGAATCTAGATGAAGAGTGGATGGGAAAATATAAAAGATGGTTTGTTCCTTACTATGATAAGACATCAACTTTATTTGCAGTCAGTAAACCAGATAAAGACTTTAAATTTTGGACCTTAAACTGGACTAGAGAAAACCCTTATGAAGGAATGCAAGACGCCTTTGAAGTAATGACTAAAGAATTATTTAACCCAGTCAATGATGACTGGAGTATGGGAAAAAGATTTTACAATGCATTCTTCTACAACATAGAGGAAGATACTCCAGGGTCTATCTACTTACTGTTTGAACCTTTTATAACTCCAGGTTTATTTTTCAAAGCAGTTGTGGACATCGCTCCAGCGGCATGGACAGGAGGAATAGGAAAAAATGGAATCACAGAAACAGGATCAGTAGTATATGATATAAGAAATGATTCTCCAGGAGAAATCTTGGCTAAGATTTATGCACATGTATGGGCAGATCTTGAGCCAACTACAATTAAGAACGTTGGTGAAGTAATAGCAGCCGGTGAAGGAGAGCTGACTAAAAGCGGCAGAGAAATTAACACTATCAACAAACTTTTTAAAACAATTCTTGGAATTGGTCTCGAGAAACAAGATCCTAAAGGAAGTATTACATATGTCATCAGTGGGTTTACTAAAAGAATTACGGCAACACACACAGATTTTATTAGAGAATCAACAGATGTTAATAAACTTCTTCTTGATCCATATTTATTTACTAAAAAATTTGAAGAGCTACAACAAAATAGATACCGAGAGTACAGCAGACTGTATGATTTTGTAAAATTTTTAAGAGATGATTTAAAAATGACTAACGCGGAGATTTGGGCAAACGTTAAGAACAGAAAAGGATTTTCAAAACGGACTCTTAATATGATGTATCAAGGAGTATTTGATCCAGCTAACCTACCACCTTTTGACTATACATCTATCTTCCCAAGTATATTAAAAAGAATAAACAATACAGATCTTTATAAAAATAATCCATTAGAGTTAAGAGATATTTATGACGTTGAAAAAGCAAATGATATTAAAAGAAAATGGATGAGAGTTCCCCTTCAATTAAGTGAATCTGAATTACAAGAATATTTTATCACAGGTAAAGATCCTAGAGAAAAAGAAGAAGACAAAGAAGTAGAGGAAAAAGAATTAACACTTACTCCTAAGGATGATAAAAAGTTCCCACCAAGCGGTGATGAAAAAGAACCTATATGGAAAAGAGCTATAAAAATATTTCCGGGTAAACAATCTAATCTACCTGTTAAAACAACAGATGTATCAGACCAGGTATTACAGGCTTCTACTCAACCAGTTAATGTTGATCAAAAAACGGGCTTGACAAGAGTAGAGGATGCATTACTATCCAACGAGGAAAAAGCTATTAAGCTTAGAAACAAAGGAGTGACGGTATAATGGCTAAGGATGACGCATTGCAAAGAATAGATTCACATGAGAAGTTATGCCGGATTATGCAGAAACAAACCCATGATAAGATTCATTCTATTGAGAAACAAATACATAGAATAGAGAGTATTCTATTAGTATCAGTTGGAGCCTTAATAACTGGTATGGGTTACGTTATATTCACCTTAATTACACACTAAAACTATGAAACTTTCCAAAAATTTTAGCTTGGCAGAGCTAACTAAATCACAAACAGCCGAACGTATGGGGTTAAATAATAATCCTAATGAAGATGAGACAGAAAACCTCAGATTGCTCTGTGAGAGGGTCCTACAGCCCGTTAGAGACCATTTTGACGATGTAGTTACCATCAGCTCGGGCTATCGGAACGAAATTTTAAGCCAAAAAATAGGCAGCTCAAGCAAATCGCAGCACTGCCGAGGCCAGGCGGCGGACTTCGAAATATTTGGCGTGGATAATAATAAGGTCAGCGACTGGATCAAAGAGAATCTTATGTTTGATCAATTAATACTCGAGTACTATACACCAGGCGAACCAAACTCGGGATGGATCCACTGCAGTTATACGAAAGATATTAATATGAATAGAAAAGAATAC